AATGCCCGATACACAAGCAATTTGTCCTTACGATCAGTGCTTATGCCTTACATTGGTCGTGTTGCGCCGGTGAGTGAAGCTGTCATTATGCACCATGCCACTCCCCGTAAGCGCAAATTGTTAGAACAGGCTAGCAAGTCATTGGAGTCTAAGCCTCCATGTCATGCTGATGCAGCAGTTCGTATGTTCTTGAAGGATGACAAATACCATAGTTGGAAGCAGGTCGTCCCTAGATGCATACAGTACCGCAGTAAAAGGTACGCGTTGCCATTAGCCTGTTACCTCCATCCCATAGAACAAATGGTCTATGGGTGGAACGACCTTTCTGGGACACCGATTTTTGCTAAATGCCGGAACCTGACGCAACGAGGGAATGACATCGCCGCTAAGATGGATTTCTTCTTTGATCCCGTGGCCGTTTCGTTGGATCATTCAAAGTTTGACGCGCATGTCAACATGCAGCTTTTGGACCTGGAGCACTGGTTTTATAAACAGTGTAATAGATCCAAGTTGCTTGCACAGTTGTTACATTGGCAGCGGTTGAACCGTGGATCCACCAAGAACGGCACAAAATTCGTCACGCGAGCAACCCGTATGTCAGGTGACCAAAATACTGGTCTAGGCAATTCCATCATCAACTTTGCTATGACTGAAGCTCTCATGGCTGGAATCAAACACTGTCTTTACATCGATGGTGATGATTTCATTGTTTTCGTGGAGAGGGCGGATGCTAAATACGTAGACCCTAAGGGGTACCTTCAATTTGGCATGCATACAAAGTTGGATAGTCAAACATCGGTTATTGAACATATTGAGTTTTGTCAAACGAGACCAGTGTTCAATGGGTCGGGGTACACCATGGTTCGTAATCCCCAACGTATGTTGAAGAGAGTCCAATGGGGTGTGGGAAAATTTCATCCATCCTACACACCTAAATATTTGGCGTCAGTTGGTCGATGTCTGATGTCAATTGGTTTTGGTCTCCCTGTTGAAGCTTATGTTGGTGCGAAGTTGGCCAAGTTGAGCACAGCCAACGTTTTGACACCTTACACCATGATGGCTAACAAAATGCCGATGCGACCGCTTAGAGCGTTTCTAGTTGAGCCTAGTTCACTCACTAGATTATCGTATGAAACCGCATGGGGACTTTCCCCAGCTCAACAACAAGAGCTGGAGTCTCGTGCCATTACTCAGTCGGAGTTCGTTGAGGACTTATGTCCGTTTCCTGAGTATGGCAAGGATGAACAAGTCATCGAGGCCGAATGGCCGTCCCCGTGCACGTCGTAATCGTGCATTGAACTTTCGCACTGTTGCGCCAGCAAAGGAAATGAATAACATTCTCATTCCTGCTGGAGTGAACAATCGAGCAACCATGCCGCGTGCAACACAGACCTACGCCATCCGTGGAGAGGAGGTGCTGGCCATAGTCAGCGCCCCAGAAGCCGCGGTCGCGGGAACTGTAATTTTCAATCAACAGATTTCCCATGACTCAGTTAAGCGTTTAGGCATGTTGGCACGCACATTCCAACGAATTAAGTGGCGACACTGTTCCATTCACATCGTCGCACTTAATGGGAGTCTTGCAACGAGTGGTTACAACTCAGGCTTCATCGAAGATCCGGAGCTTAATATACCAACAGCTCCTAGTGGAGTCATCCAGTACTTGACCGCCTTGCGGTCGACAGCGGTTCGACAAAACTGGGTTGAAAGTGAGTCCGGACAATTGGTCACAATTAGTGATCTACCAGAGATGTATACCACCAAGGGAACCGATCTTAGGCGTTACTACATCGGAAGATACGCCGCCGCTTTGACTGGTGAACCAGGGCCTAACGTAACATTCCAAATTATGTTGCGATATTCAGTGGTACTAAGTGTACCTGCTGCTGTTGACTCTGATTCACCACTCACAGATGAATACATCATGCCCGCTGACTTTGTCAGTGGAAGAAGCGGAGTAACAGGTGAGGGTGTTACAACACCGTCCCTGCCACAACCACCAACCGGCCCCGTTCCACCCGCCGGAGAGTGGTTGGTCCCCAACGCTTTCTTCAATTTGAAGGAAGGGGACTCATTGTTGTTTGATGGATTGGAAGGAGCTGGATATTTTGACCAGTGGCCCAAATTCGTCCAGGTCAATTATCCACCTGTGAGACTCTATTCATTGGTTGTTTTGCCAGGCACGACAACTGCACAAGACCTGAGATATCGTACTGAGGCTGGTGGCACAATTCATTCAATGCCATCGGCCAGTGCCGTTACCATAACTGCCGTTGATAATCCCACTGAGGCCGATAATTATACCTTGCGCATGCAAGTTAATGAAGGACCACAGTGGTTACCGGTTCCAGGTGATGGACTAGTTGCTCCAGGCGACTGGGGCAATGCACCACCAGTCGACTTTCCAGGAGGTTGGGGTTCCTTTGAGCCTCCAATCATTGTTGCCGGCACTCGGTTGACACGTCTAGCGTCTGCTGACACAGTCACGAGCGAAGTTCTAGCAAAGCACCTTCTAACGGTGCTCTGAACTCAAGTCGCATAAGTGCGCACCCCAACATAAAGTCGCTTGTTGGGTTATTACTCTAGTTGTAAAT